CTCTGTAGGGCTTGAAGTAGGTGTCTATGGTATCTTGGTTAACACCGATGTTCTGGAGCTCTGTGGTGATCTCATCGAGTGCTGCAACAGGGTCTGGGCCTAGGCTAGACTGTACGTCTTCTAGGGCGGTCATCAGCTGCGCTTTGTCAGACACAGATACGCCGGCATCTTCGGATACTTGGGATGCTAAGGTTCTGGCGAAACTGTTGTTGTCGCTCTTGCCTGCCTGGTAGTTCTCTGGGGTTGTGAACTGGTTGCCCGACTGAGGCTGACTAGGTGCTTCAGTTTGTACATCAGTCTGCGTTGGAGACTGTTGCACACCGCGAGCCAACAAAGGGTTGTCTGGGGTTGCCACAATGAGTTCTGGGGCAGTCATCTGAGCGTATTGGCCGATGATCGGGATAATCTCGTTGAGCTCTAAGACGGGGTTGGTGTCCCCATCCATATTCTGTTGGATGCTCTGCAAGACAAGGGCTAACTCAGGTTGGCCTCCAAAGTCTTGAGGCATACGGGTGATTGTCTGCGATAGACCATCCCGTGAGAGACCTGTGCCAGACAGGATTGATCCTACTGGGGACTTGGCGTTTGGTGGGGCATCGATCTGGGAAGCTATGCTAGCTAGAGCTTCTTTTATTACCTTTGCATCCGCTGCAGCTTTGTTAGCCTTGTCTACCAGAGAGACGCCAGATGGCGAGGGTAGGCCCTGTGCATTGACGTTCTTATTGACGAACCTTGATAGCTTATTGCGGCGACCAGTCGCTGCATCAACCAGGCGACCTAAGCCTACTATGCCTGCTTGGACTGGTAGTGATGAAAACCCTGTTGTTGCGGCTAAACCACCACCAAGGACAATGTTACCAAGGCGTGTGGGGTCATAGACAGCACCGGATGTACCAAGTGGATTGAAGTAGTCAGTGAATTGGCTAACGCCGCCCTTCATACCGTCTTTGAATAGCCCTGTGATTACATTAGATTTGGCTAAAGCATTCATGAGGGCAGCGCCCTCTTGGTAAGGACCCACTAGGCGGGCTAATGCAGCCATATCTGCCTTGTTTACATATCCAGATACTTTGTTCTTGCCTTGCTTAATTGCAGCATTGGCAGGGGCATAGTCAGATAACACTTGATCAAGAGATTTAGCGTTCTTGCTATTAAGCTTATCCTTGAGCGCCTTCACTAGTTCTGTGATTTCACCGTTGTTTTGCTTGCGGGCTTCTTCTAGTGCACCTTTGGCACCAAATTGTGAACTGATGTTTACGTTTTTAAGATTAAAGCCTTCAGCTGTAGCGATTTGCTGTAGTTCTCTAGCGACATCACCAGCTGCAAGCTTGGTAGGGTCATCAAGGTTGTTTACGTTAAGTTTACCGTCTTCAGTATATATACTATTGTTAAGCGTGACGCCTAAAGTACCAACGCCTCCACCAATTACAGCACCAACTAACGCCGACTCGGCTGCACCTTCGTTCCACCCACGATCAGGGTCATAAATCCCTTGTGCAATAAGGTTATTGGCTACGGTTTGTGCATATTCTTGTGCAGCCTCTTCTCCAGAAGACTGTGCAATATCAGACACCTTCTTCCAAAACTTTGATCCAGCTTGCTTCCGTAGGCGTGGGGGTAATAGCTTTAAGGCGCGGTTGATTGGAATGATTTCTGTAGTACCAACCCAAGCACCAAGCTCTGCGGCTCGTTTTGCTTCTTGTTCAGACGCGCCAGCATCAATAGCCTCTTTATATAACTGGCTAGAGTTCATTGCAGAACCACCAGCGATAGCTAATGGACCTTGTGCAAGCATACCAGCGACTGTGCCGCCACCCTGTGCAACTTGGCCCCAAAAGCTTTGATCATTTTCTTGGGGCTTACCAAAGAAGTCTTCTGACGTTTGACGTAGTGCATCCCCAGATTTGAACAGATCACGATCCTGAGCATCTGGTTTTAAGTTTAGTTCACCACCGTTTGTTACCGTATCTAGGTAACCTTGGTTGTTGCCTATAATCTTTTGGTATTCATCGATTACACTATCAATACGTGACAGCTGCTCAAGGGGAGGTTCGCGCCCAGCTTCACTGTAGGCTATAATCAACTCGTCTCGGCGTTTTTGTGCTTCTGACAAGTCAGTCTGTGCTTTTTGGACAGTCTCAGAAACAACAAGAGCACCTGTGTTAGGGTTACCCGCCCCTGCAATAGCTGCAGCTTCTGGTAGTGAAGCAAATGCCTCTGTAGCACCTTGGGCAAACTGTTGTCCCCGTTGCTTCGCTAGGTCACTAAAACTATTGTACTGGGGTGAAGCTTGCTGTTGCTGAGGCTGCACTTGTGGTTGCGTCTTGTTACCTAGTCTACGCTGAAGTGCCTCAGCTATCTGGGCGCGGCTCATCGTGTCAGGAAAGTTGAAGACCTGACCATCTGGGGTTTGTATCTGTGGCATGTTTACCTCTCGTCACTGAACTTGCCAGTGGCAGGGTCAAAGGTCACAGGGCCACCTGATGCTCCACCAGGAGTTTGTAGTCCGTTCATGCGAGCGTATTCGTACTGTTGGGCTTTAATAGCTGCCACAGTTGACATGTAATGCTTCTTGACTGCAGTAAGGTTTTCGCTGAACTGCTCTCTGCTAGAAGACTGACGTAAGCTTCCTAGAGATGCGTTTAGCTGTCTAAGTTCCATCTCACTGACTTGCCCTAGAGCACCGCCAGTTGGCGAAGCGTCTCGCATGGCTTGCAAGCGGTCAAAACCGATAGCAGCCTCAATGGTATTGATAGACGCGGCTGTGTCATGGGCAGGGGTGCCGGGTACAGCTTGAAATAGATTACCAAAGAACCCAGTAGTCTTGGTGAAGGGGTTCCAAGTTTCTTCGGCGAGATTATCCTCGACTGCTTGGATAGCACTTAAAGCTGCCTCACTGTAAGCTGCAGTAGGTGCAGCCATTGCTCCACCCTTGTTTGCCTTAGCTGCAGCTGCCTGAGCTCTAGCTTGGCGATCAGCAATGGCCTTCCTACGTGCCTCTTCGATCTCAAAGGCTTCCATCTCACGGGCACGGTTGTAGTCTTGGATCTGACCATAGCTATCCAGCATGGCGCCATAGCCCGCCGATGCTCCACCAGGGACTGCTCCAGCTGATAGACCAGCGCCGCCCATGCGCATCATAGCTTCGCCTAGGCCAATCTTCTGGTTGGGCATACGGTTTGAACCACGGGCGTTGCCAGTGGCCGATGCTAAGACAGGTTGCTGGGGCTGTGGTTGCGCTGGATTAATTAAGGCTGGCCCTTGTGGAGGCATAGGTGGCCCCGGTTGGGGGTTGGGCCCTTGAGTAATAGGTGACTGAGGCTGGAATAGGGTGGGGTCCATCAAGAGTGGGTCCATTATGCAAACCCTCCCCGCATGAAGTTCATAATCTGGGGCCCGTACTCTCGGCCAAACCCAAAGCCGGTGTTCATCCCAGCAATCGTTCTTTGAGTTGGACTAGTTGAGTTAAGTTCAGCTTGGTTGTTAGTGGTAGGGGCTTGGCCTAACATGCCGCTCATGTAATCCTTGTACATGTTGTAGCCAAAGTCACGGTTGCCCTCGAAGCGGTTGCGCGCATCATTGAGAGCAGCTTGGTCATAACCTTGAAGAGCTTGACCACCCTGCATACCGTAGCCAAACCCTGAGCCCATCGTGTTGAGGCCAGTGTTGTAGGCATTGGAGATCTGGTTGTTCATGTTGCCTGCACTGGTGAGTGCATTAGACTGATCAGTGAACTGTTGTTGTTGTTGGTTAAGTGACCTGTCGATCAGGTTGTTCGTTATGTTAGAGGTAACATCGGAGCGTCTGTCATCATAAGAGCGCTGGGCAATAGCATCGGCTACACCGGCACGGCTTGAGTTGACATTACCAGACCCAGAAGCAGCTGTGTTGATACCGGGGAGCGTTTGCTCTTGCAGCTGCCTGGTGCTGTCACGCATCACTGAATCAACTAAGGATCCAGCGTTGTCACCAGCGTAACCAATAGCCTTAGACAATCGGTCTTCTTGTGCTGCATCAGAGAGGCCTTGAAACTGGTTATACATGTTGTTGGCGTTGGCACCAAAGCCTGCGTTGTTGGCCATCATGTTGTAGCCACCGCGCTGCATGTCGAGGCCGTAGTTACCCATGTTGCCAGCTGTGCCTGTCTGGAATGCGTTAGGTCCAGCGTAGGTTGGGCCTTGGTAGTATCCAGTGTCTAAGACGCCATTGAAGGCACCTTGTCCACCTGAGAGGGCTTGATCAACGTAGGGTTTATATTGGTTGAAGCCAGCCATGTTGGCATCGTTCATGGCCTTCATATTCTTGCGGTCTTCTTTAGCGGCCTTGTTGCCCATGATGCCGCCTATGACGGTTGGTGCAACGGCACTAATGATACTGCCCCACATGCTGGATACTCCTTTAGCCTTTGTTGGCTTTTATTTTTATTAGTCTTCTGTGAGAGATGGCTTAAACTTGAACCCAAGCTGTCCCATTGTAGACAACCAGTCCCTGGTAGCTGTTACCTAGGGGGTTCCAAGGCGACACGGCATAGCGAACCATACCCTTCCGAGGGCTGCTAGGTGCATCCTCAGCCACCTGGGGTGCTGCGTCAGCTATGGACTTTACTGATGCCTCAATCTCTCTGAGCTCTTCTTGGATGAAGTTCTTGAAGCTAGCCTCTAGGGCTGGCGTGGGTCGCCTAGTGTAGACCCTAGTTAGTATGTTGAGCTTATCTGACAAAGACATGGTCAACGCCTCCCAGTGGGTACTATGTTTACGTCCATGCCTGACAGGGTGAAGTCCTTGATGGTTGGTGTCTCAACCTTGTAGCTCAGGTATCTACCAGCAATCCTTGTGTCTAACTTGTGGTCTGTTGAGTTATCGAAGGTAACTGATGAACCATAGGCTGGTGCGTATGGTGCTAGATCAGCTGCACCAAAGGTAAAGGTAAACTCATGCTCAGTTGCCGGTGTGGTGATCTGAGGGAAGATCTTATTGATCACCTTGTAGCTACTCAAGGGAAGCTGGGCTTCCTGGTCTAGGTCAATGCCCGTGCGCTCTAGGTACATAGGTTTATTGACCTCAGTGGTCTCAGGTAAGCTCAAAGATCCAGAGTCTACTAGGTCGAGACCTAAGAGGCGTGGGCTGGTGATACCGGCGGCGGTGTCCTTCTTGGAGACCATGACTGGGTATCTGGTGAACTTGGATTCCTGAGCGTGATAGGTGCCACCCGTGCTATCATAGGTTAACCCTGTGGTGGCATAGGTAGCCACGGTGTCTAGGTTGGCTAGGGAACCTGAGGTTACATTAGGTAAATCTACGAAGGACCATGTGTCTGATCTGTAGTTATAGACAGCTGCCCTGTTGCACCCTGTGACTTCACCATAGACGGCTAGGTCATCACCTGAGTGGTAACAGAAGTAGATCTCTTCTAGGTCGGCCACATGCATAACAAAGCAGGCCTCTTGTAGAGACATGTCGAGGCCATTGAAGATGTAGTCTCGGACGCGGTTGTCACATATAGACTGCCTGGTGATACCATCGTTCATGTAGATGTCATCTGTATCAAAGACGTAGTGCTTACCTTCGACCTCTAGGATGCAGTTCTGGTTAATTACACCAGCATCATCAAAGACTTTACGGAAGTTAAATATGAAGGTGCCACCTACGAACTCCATGAGCCACACTTGGTCACTGGAGTAGATCAGAAAGTTGGAACCTAGGGTGGCCCCGTCCACGATGGGGGTCCTAAGCTGCACAAGATCATTGAAGCCTGCAGACTTGGTGGTGTCTGTAGCATCCCAAGATCCGGGGACCTGGTTGGCTAAGGTTATATCTGAGAAGCGCACTCGGTTGGGGTAGCTGGTGCTTCCCTCGGTTAGACCTAAAGCTAACATGAAGTCACCAAAGGACCTCAGGGAGCTAGTGCGCCAGGTGCTATCCCAGTTGGCTAGGTTGCTAAAGGTACTGGCGGTGGGGGTTCTAGCGATTGGTACTCTAGAGGGCCTGTTGAGGTACTCTACTGAGGCTAGGGTGGTGGCGGTGACTGGGGCGGGGGATGCAGACTGGGTGTCTGTGTGTACTGAAGACACAGCACCATTGGAGAACTCTTCCACTGAGAAGTCATCGTTGACTATAAGCACTGTGTCGAAAGTGCCGGGGTTACTTAAGCCAAAGACAAAGGATGGGACCTTGGTGCTGGAGCTAGTGTAGTCATATGCAGTCCTGAAGACTGGTGATCTCTCCACGTTGCCATCTGAGAACCTGACGTTCTTAGCTCTAGTGAAGGCATTAAACGGGAGGTTGAAGGGGTCAACGTCAGTGATTACCCCTGCAGAGCCTAGGTTTCTAATGGGGAGCAGGGGCATCTCTAGCGCCCTAGTGCGATGTATTGGAAGACAATGGTGCCTGAGTAGCTGTTTTCTCGGTCAGCCACAAAGCTTGTACGGCTTACGCTTTCAGTATGAACTTCCCCGCCAACTATGCAGACAAAGCATTGGTTACTGAATGGTGTATTGAAGCTAACCGTTTGGTTGTCATCTGTACTGCTTGAGAATGAACCATAGCGGATCTGCAGGCCACCAGACCCATCCGTCCAAGCTTTATTAGAAGTGTTAAGGCTGTTAGAGGGGATCGTCTTAGAGTTAATGTTGGTGACATGCCCGTAGGTATCCACAGTGATATCTTGAATTACGGTGTTGCCACTGTTGTTCACGCTGCCTTGGTTTGAGGTGTTTGCGTGACTGATGGTGCGATTGCCAGTCAGGTTGCCACCACCATCGAGGCCACCGCCCGTAGTAATCGTTCTGGATGTGGGAACCTTACCATTAAGCTGTGTCTGGATGTTGCTGGTGACGCCGTCAGTACGGTTGAGCTCTGCCTTTGTGGCTGTAAGCCCATCCATCTTGTTTAAATCTGCAGTGGAAGCAGTAAGACCATCTAACGTATTGAGCTCTGCAGTGGTTACTGTGGCTCCATCCAAGATGTTAAGCTCGGCTTGGGTGCTGGTGACTGCCCCAGTAAGATTGGGTAGAGTAGACTTGATAGTACTCTTGACTAGACGGATGTGGTCATCAGCCTGGGAGAGACCATCAGTAGCTACTGGATTGCTAGAGTTGAGGTCACTGATGTAAGTGCCGGTTTCTAAGGCCATACTGGTGTCCTATCTATGGTTACTTTGGTGTCCTAGGTTTCTTAGGTGGACCTAGGTAGACCTAGGTGGACCTAGGTGGGGCTAGGTTATGCGATGTGGAGCCATGCGCCATACCCCAGCCACGCTAGCTCAACACTGGTGAGACGTAGGCGGGTAGACCCCATGTCATCCGGGGGTCCCCAATAGAGGTTCAGTGATGGGAAGACATGGATGCAGTTGTCTAGGTCTGGGGTGATGACGCTTAGGTACATGCTGGGGGACCTTTGATGGCTGAGGTAACTAGGAGGACCTTTGTTTTCTCAGGTGGAGCCTCTGTTAACTGAGGGGACCTTTGTTTTCTCAGGTGGAGCCTCTGTTAACTTAGGTGGGACAACAACAACAACAACGAAGGTCTTTAACGGACTTTTGAAATCTATTGATTGATTTGGGTACTGGGGGCCACAAAAGCTGGGCATGGGACCCGTGAAATCACTGAGACATTCCTAAGTCATTGATATCATTGGATGCGTAGGTCAACGGATAGTGTATCCGATGACAAAACCTAGGATAGTGAACCCAGATCTAAGACATTAGATCCATTGACGTCAGAATTGTTAGGCTAACAGTCATAATCTTTAAGACAAATCGGGACCTAAGCCCACCAGAGTAAACCTCAGTCTACCTCAGTCTACCTCAGTTGATCCACGGAAGACCAAACCACCATGGGAGAAGACAAGAGACAGTCTGGGAGGGGACTGTAGTGTCATGTGGTTTGGTCATCGGTAGATCACAGGTCGTCGTCACTGGTAGTTTCCTTCGATAGGGGTCTCTTAGTACCTAGGTATCAAAAGGTGACTAAAGAGGCATCGGATACATGGGAAAAGGCATCGGATAAGGGGCATATAGTGAACATCGGTTATCATGTAACAAAATACCTTGATAACCATAGAACTAAGGCCTATGTGCGAATCAAGGACCTAGGTCCTAGGTTGGTGCGGGAGAGCTAACCTTAACTCCGGTTTTAGTGTTACCCCCGCACCAGCTGCTTACCTAGTTATTCCTCAGTAAGACAGAAGCCACAGAAGTCATCCTTAGATGGGCTTCCACAGCTGACACATGTCTTCCATATCATTCACATGTCCTCTGGCCTGTTTGTGGGTCGTAGTAGCAGGCCTCAGCACCCTCAGCACCACCGATGTCAGTACCTGTGTCTTCCTCAGCCTGTGGTTCAGCTGTGTCCTCACTGGTTGATGCATTGAGGATACCGTAGCGTTTACCTGATGCTCTGAAGGTTGTGCAGCCGCTGGCGCCGCCATCATAGGCTTGCATGTAGACGTCCTTGAACTGTTCCCAGGTGACATCAGCACCTACGTTGCATGTCTTAGAGCAAGCAGAGTCCACGTAGTGTGATGCTAGGTTGAGCACTGCCACATGGTCAAACACAGAGAGGTCATCGGCCTTCTCTCCTTCGATACCATGTACCCGGTAAGCGTAGTCCTCTACTCGTTCTATCCTAGGTCCATCAAAGGTTTGGATAGTGCGGTCGTAGTAGTGGCTGAAGACTGGTTCTATCCCTGAGCTTACGTTGTCAGCTGATAGACTGATTGTCCCGGTTGGTGCTACAGACAACAGATGACTGTTGCGGATCCCATGCATACCGATGGCTGCTTGGATATGGTCTGGTAGTGTCTTGACGAAGTTAGACTCCAGATACTTAACGTTGTCATAGAGAGGGAAGCTCCCCTTCTCAGCTGAGAGTGCCACCGATGCCATGTAGCATTGGTCTCTGATGATAGCCATGACTTCACCCAGCTTAGACAAGAAGCTCTCAGATCCATACTTTAGACCCAGCGTCTCTAGGGCATTGGCTACCCCGGTCACACCTAGGCCCATCCTACGTTTATCTTTAGCTTCCTTCTCTTGGGCTGGCATCGGGTACACTGCACGGTCCACTACGTTGTCCATCGCTCGGACCACTGCAGGGATGTCTGCAGACAGCTGCTTAAGATCTAGGGAGAACTCATCGGTGTAGGGGTCTTGTCTGATGTACTTGGTCAGGTTGAATGACCCCAGCAAGCAAGCTCCGTTAGGTGGCAGTGGTTGCTCACCACATGGGTTGGTGGCTGCTATGGTCTCACAGTACCAGAGGTTGTTCTTCTGGTTGATACGGTCGATGAACAGGATGCCTGGCTCTGCCCAGTCCCATGTAGACCTGAGGATATCATCCCAGAGGGCTCTGGCATCCACTGTCTTATACACTTGGCCTTCAAAGGTAAGATCAAAGAAGTCACCAGTCTTAACTGCATTCATGAAGGCATCAGTGACCCCGACACTGATGTTAAACCCTGTCAGTGTGGTGCTGTTGTTCTTTGCTCTGATGAACTCCTCGATGTCTGGATGGTCTACACGTAAGACACCCATCTGAGCCCCTCTACGGTGCCCAGCGCTGGCTATAGTCTGACAGACAGCGTCAAAGATACCCATGAAGCTGATAGGGCCTGATGACTTACTGTCGAGGCTTTTGATCAGGGCACCTCTCGGTCGTAGGGTGCTGAAGTCATAGCCTATGCCACCCCCAAGCTGCATGGTTCTAGCTGCGTTTGTAGCAGCCGCCATGATGCCTTCCATACTGTCTTCTATGGTGGGAGACACAAAGCAGTTGTAGGGCGTCACGGTCCTAGGTGCGCCCATAGCGCTCTGTACCCTGCCAGCTGGTAGAAAGCGCTGGTTGTACAGTATGTTTCTGAAGGTATCAAAGTGATCGTCATCGTCCTTGAGGGCATTGGCTACCCTTGTCATGGCCTCTTTGAAGCTCTCGCCTACTGAGCGATACTTCATCTTATGTATTTCTTCTGAGATTGGCAGGGCTGGGCCAAAGTCGTTCTTCATGTCATTCATTGGGGTTATTACCTTCAAGCATATTGATACGCATCTCGCAGTAACGGATGCACTTCTCTAGATCTGTGATTTCGGATTCATTCTTGGTTAGGCCATCATATGTCTTACTGCCTGCGCGGCTGGCATACTTGATGACATTCCCACGCCAGAACTCCATGCCGTTTCTCATGATGTATCTGACGGGCTGTATGGGCCACTGGGTGTAGTGTGATGGGTTCTTTACTGAATCAGTCATGGGCTATCTCCAGTACTTTCCTGGGGCGTCCACCGTGCTGCCCAGCGTGTCTTGCATAGTCAGCCTTGAGGGGGTCAGAGAGCCGTGCCATAGCATTGCGTCCACCATTGAGCTCCACGACTCTGTCGTTGTCTGCCTTGCAAACCTCAAGGTAGCGATCCCACTGGGATATAACTGAGGCTTCAGTCATACCTGTGCTACGTTTTCGTGGCATTAGTTTCATGTCTTGGCTCCCATAGTTTGATTGTGTTGTTGTCCAAGTCCCAATCCTCATACCTAAGGATCCGCGCTAGCCGGGCTTGGGTTAACGCATAGTTGGCGTTTAGTTTCTGCTTGGCATATGCGTTGACCACCGTGGACCAACTAGGGTTTTGCTTGAGCAGTTTCTCGGCTGTCTTAGGGCCAACCGAGGGGCACCCAGCGTAACCATCGGTGACATCACCAGTGAGTGCTTGGGTGTAGAACCATAGATCCGCTTGGGCCTTGTTGATCGTTTGAAACTCACCAGAGTTAGGTCTGAAGAGTTTGCATGGCACCGACTTGAGATCCTTATCATCACTGATGACGATGGTTTGATGACCCGGTGCTGAACCTAAGATGCCCATGACATCATCGGCTTCCAGCATCGGCTCTATGTGCCATCGGTAAGTCTTCTTGACCCACCTCAGCATCTCCAGGTAGCCAACGGGCTTCCTGACCTTTTTACGTCCACCTTTGTATGTGGAATCTAGTTCTTTTCTGAAGTTACCTTTGTCAGACAAGCAGACAATGAAGTTGCCGGTGCCTAGGTGGTCACAGAAGTCATCTATAGTCTTCTGGAAGACCTTCTTGGCTTCCTTCAGATCGATAGACAGGGACCAGATGTCATCACCCCAGTCTATCTCAGTCTCACAGGCCGCACAGGCTCTGTAGAGGTACAAGTCACCGTCAATGAGGAGTACTGTCTCTGCCTGAGGCGACTGCAAATACTTCTTTAAGTAGCTCATCTAGCTCTCCTTTAGCTTCCATGCCGAACTCTGTGATTATCCACTTGTGGGCATAGGTTTCGTCGCCAACATTGGTTGTGATCAGTCCCTCGCTGGCAGCTATGGCAACGTAGAAGGCACCTTTGCGTGAGAAGTCCCCACTGATGCTGAAGGGCTGTCTCCACGCCCTGTCCAAGACCAAGTAGAAGCACATGAAGTGTGCCATTTGGGGGTTAACCTCAGTGTGTAGCAGCCCAAGTTGCTCCCAGGGAATGTTCTGAGGTGATGGGTATTTTAGTTTTGAGAGCAACCCCTGCTTCTTGCGCCATTCTTCGAGTGATATCACCGACATCAGTAGCTACCTCTTCTGTTTTACATGCGATTTGAACTTCATCGTGGATCCAACCAACGATGTATGCGTCACCTTCGTGATGCTTGGTTAACTCAGCATCGACTAAGTCTACCCACTTCTTACAGATGACAGCGCCAGATGACTGTAGAAGCTGAGAGAGCAGCTTGTGCTCACTACGGACATTCAACAGACGTCCATCGAGGCCTTTGAGGTGGCCGCGTTGGTATGCCCTGCGTAGGTTTGTCTGAAGCTGTGCAAAGGCTGGGATGGCTTTGTTGAAGTTGTCCTTGAGCTTCTTGCCTTGCGTAGCGTTGCCCCCAGCAATCTTACCGATCAGCTGATCACCGCCGCCATACATGGTGGCATAGATAAACGTCTTGGCTTGATCCCTAGTGGCTAACCCAGCTGCCTTCTGGTTGTGCGTATGTATATCACCATCAAGCACTTGTTTTGCATACTCACCACCGTCATCTAGGTAATGCGCTAGGCACCTAAGCTCCAAAGAAGCTAAATCAGACCCAAGCAGACACCAGCCCTCAGGCACCGTGAATAGACTTCGACACTCTGAGCCATACGGAAGGCCACACTTGGGCACCTGGGCTAGGTTGGGCCCCCTGTGTGATGCTCTTCCGCTGACAGTACCGCCAGACACGATTGTGTGTCTTATGCGGCCATCGTCATCGACACGCTTGAGCCACGCTTGTGGACCCTCAGCTAACTGGCCGATGCGCTTTTGTACTAAGAAGAACTCAGCCAACGCCTGTGCCTCAGGGTAGTGCAGCCCAGCCAGCACTGTCTCGTCTATCTGGGCGTGTCCGTTGTCCGTAAACTTCTTAGGTTTCCAAGCGTACTTCTGCTTGAGACAGAACTCTATGTGACGCCGGGAGCTAGGGTTAAAATGGATGGCCTTACGTTTAACAAAGAGCTCACCCTTCTTGTATCCACGGGCCCTGTTGTTGACCTTAGGATAGAAGTCTTCAGTTATCTCCCAGGGCGGGAAGAGCTCATGCAGACCATCCTCTAACTCTTGCCGCTTCTGTGCCAACTCAGAGTAAAGCTTAGTGGCTGCAGCCTTGTCGAAGGTCCAACCGTTGTTGCCAATACGGAAGCAAACCTCAGCCAACCTGTGCTCTAGGTCTATGCTTTCTTGGCTGAACCCGCTGTCCATAAACACTTGGTACAAGGTCATGGTGACAGCGGTGTCTTGAAGACAGTAGTCCAGCATCTCTTGGCTGAAGTTCTCCCAGCCACCATCGTATTCACCTTTGTATATACCGATACGATAACCCCATGCCTTGAGGCTGTGGCTACCTATGAGCTTCCGGGGAAACTCATGAGGCTTGAGTTGATGTTTGATTGTATCTGTCTCGGCTAACGTAGTTCTCATTAACCGGGACAAAACTAATGTATCTGTGACTTTGCCTTGGATGCTAAAGTCTGGATACAGCTTCTGAAGAACAGGGATATCATAAGCTATGATGTTGTGACCGATGACTTCCTCGGCATTCATCAAGACGTACAGTGCACGGTCTATCTCATCGGGGCCAAACGATAGTCTCTCGTTGGTCTCAACATGTCTCAGACAAATGCAATGTACGGTGCTTACAGTATCGAGTAGGCCGTTGCTCTCCAGGTCAAAGACCCAGCGGCTCACTCTTCAGTTGGCCTTGCTTTGGGGCGTAGGCTACTCATGGGTGCTAAGTTCTTAGCAGGCTGTACCAGTTGCGCCTTGAAGCACTGGTCTAGCGAATGTTGATATAGGTCCTTCTGGTGTGCCCAAGAGACACAGTCATCGAAGGATTCAAAAGCCACAATGGCTACAAAAGAGTTTACTAGGTTCATCTGTTATCCCCTATGTATTCATGCGAGTAACTTGTTCCTCGCCGTAAAACCCACTTGGCGTTACTGCTTTTTCTCTCATTACGACCTTTCATATTCTTTGATGTACCTTTCCAAAAAGGCGAGTTGTTCCTATAATCACCCATCCTTGGGTGGACTGTTTTGCTAAAGTAACGGAAGCCATCGTTTACATACATTTGACCAACGGCATCGCTGAGACGGACACCCAAACCTAAGCCCTGGAAGTCTGGTAGAATTACAGTTCTATGCTCTCTGTAAGCCTTCTTTATTGTACCACTGGGAAAAGCTATGGCGCTGGTAAATCCAACGACAACTGATCCCCAGTAAGCGAGCCAGAACTTTGCACTTTTATTGATGTTTTCTGTGAGATAGTGATGTCTACTGAACATTGACCACGCTTCGACGCTACATGGAACGACTTCCAATTTAATTGTTGGTCGCCTAAGACACCCCCTTAGAGAAAAACTCTTAGTATCTAAATTAAAAACCCAATCAGGCTGGAGCCATTTGATGATATCAAAGTGGCAGGATGCAAACACCACGTTGGTCATCTGTTGTTTTCTTATGAATCTATTAATAGCAAAAGCAGTAGAGCAAGCTGCGTCTCTGTCGATTACACTTGTAAATTCATCAACAATGCAGCCATCTTTTAATGCTCTAGCAAGATCCGCTCTGTATTTTTCACCAGTAGATAAAACGGTGTAAGGTTTAAACCAGTTGGGTATACTATTTAAACCAACCGCTGATAACTTTTCTTCAGCATCTTTAGTGTTATCAAAGTGAGAAACTATCGCCTTTTTACTATCCCAAGTATGTTTTACCTCAGTACCAAAATGCTTTAACAATGTAGACTTTCCAGACCCAGATGATCCAACTAGTAACCCAATTGAAAAGATCTTTGGTATTTGTGGTAGTGACGGTATTTCAGCAAGTACATTACCCTCAAACTTAAAATCAAAGCGATTACTAATGTCATTTGTAATTTCATCTTGATTCACAGAAACACTTAAAGTTAACGTCATCTGTTATCACCTGACCCTTCCAGCTTCCCACGCTCCTGGCGTGACTTAAGCTTCTCTAAGTTCATGTGTGCGACCTCGTTGAGGCTGATGCCTAGGTCACGAGACAGCGCAGCGATATACCAAAGGCAATCACCGAGCTCTGAAGCTATAGCAACGCGCTGGGCGTCTTTAAGATCCTCTAGACCACCTTGGTCGATCCCGTGATCTCTGATCAGCTTCTTGATCTTGTCACAGACCTCGCCTGCCTCTGAGGCCAACCCCAGTGCTGGGTAGACAACCTTCCACTTGTAGATAGCGGTGGCAGCTGTGTCTGCTTGGTAGTCATTCATGGTTAGTGAATACAGATAGTCTGTCTCTCTATTTCTCATGTTTGCTCTCCTTTTTCTAGATCCATTAGCCTCAATGCTAGGCGTGCCATTTGCTTACCCATGCCCTCTTGGACGTAACCTGTGAACAACGGTCGGCGGTCCTTGGCGCTCAGTGCTTCGCCAGCAATCAGAGCAAAGGTTTTACCGTCATCTGGGTGGTCTATGACCTCAAAGGTTATGTGACCGACCTCATACTGCTCACGCTTGAAGGTGGTTGGCTTGGGGTGCCTTTGTTTGCTTTTGTGAGAGTGTGCTCCCATGTTTCTCTCCTCTTAGTTAAAATGGTGCGTCGAAGGCATCAAAGTTACCTTCGGCGTCTTTAAGCCTGCCTGTGCTCTGGCTGTACTCAAGCACCCCAGCTGCGCCGACTTCCCCAGTGTGTCTATTCTTCAAGACCACTAGGTTACGCAGACCAGCTGTGGGTTCATCTGGGTCTACTTGGATGCCAATGCAGCAATCAGCCAGCTGGGCTATAGCGTGGGATCCACGTAGTTGACTGAGGCTAACCTTGGCACCACCCTCGTGGCCTGTGTCACCTTGGGGGCGGCGTAGGTGGCTCACGACGATCAGACAGATGTTGAGTTCTTGAACCAAGACACGCAGCTTGGTCATTATGTCATCAACCAGGCGTCTTTCGTCTGAGACCCCAGACGTTAAACCGCTGACCAATAGCGATACGTGATCTAAACAAATGACTTGGCATCCCAGCGCCTTGTTCATGTAGCGGATGCGATTCAAGATGGTGTCCGTGTCGGTCGAACCAAAGTGATCGAACAGGTAGAACTGACGGTCTTTGACTAAATCATCAAAAGACGCCTCGATCTCTTCCTTGGTGGTACAGTCAGGGTCCACACTGATGTTCTTACTCATGTGTAGACCAACCATCCCCTGCGCGGTTCTCTTGGTTGTCTCTTCCAGCATTAACATGCCGATCTGAAAGCCACTTTTGTGGACATGATAGGCAATCTCTCGGACGAAGGTTGACTTACCCACACCACTACCAGCGGCTATCGTCACAAGGGATCCAAGCCTCAACCCTTTGGTGATCTCGTTGAGCCGCTGGTAGGGGTACTGGATGGGAGACACGGCCTCTTGTTCGCCTATGGTCTCCCGTAGATCTGATGCGCTAACGATGCCATCCGGGCGGTACTCACGCGCCTGCCAGATAGCATCCATGATAGCCTTGGCATTACCGTCCACCAGAGCCTCTGAGGCGTCCTTGTAGGACCCTAGGTTGGCTATCTTAGCCATGCCTATCGGAAGGGCCTCAGCGCACTCTAGAGCCGCCTCTTGGCCTGCCTTGTCGTTGTCGAACATCAGTATGATTTCTTTGAAGCCACACAGGTAATCGTAGTTGTTCATGAGGGCTTTTTTGGCTGACTGAGATCCGTTGGGGACGCTGACTGTCGGCCACTTGTTGCCTTGGGCTTGAGACACCGACATGCAGTCTATCTCACCCTCAGTAATCACCAGCTTGTTGCCGTTGGACCAAAGGTGAGACCCAAACAGGGTCATGGCCTTGGCATCACCAACGATGGAAAACTTCTTGTCCTTCGTGCGTACCTTTTGGGCGCAGCGCTGGCCGTTCTTGTCACGGTAGGTCGCAAGCTGCACCACTTGACCACCGTGCTTGCCGACACTGTAGTCAAACTTTCTGCATGTGGCCTCGGTCAGCTTTCGTGATGCTAGGTGCAAGTGCTCGCCGGCTATCAAGTCACGATTAGGTGGCGCCTTAGTTATAGTGCGCTCATATCCAAACTCTTCCTTACCATAGGACGCACAGCCAAAGCAGTAGGTATGACCATCGTCGTACAGAGCAGCGTTGTCTTTAGATCCACAGGTTTCGCAGGGGACATGGGCAACAAAGTCGCTTTCAATAAGCTCAGTCATTTGTATCTCCCAAACAAAGCTTCCCACTCGGAAGGGACGATCCCAGTCATGATAAACTCACGCTCATCTACCGTCAGATGGCTGAAGACGTTCTGTGATAATTCGCCTTCCATCCAGCGAGACATCTGATCTTCAGTGACATCCAAATCGAGCGTTAACTCTTTGCCTGTCAAAGGTGACTTGCGTTTGATTTTCATGGGGCACCTGCTTTGACTAAAGCAGACACCTGATCCATAAGCTTCTTAGCTTGGGTCTGACATAGGACCATTGTCTTGATTGCTTCTATTGCCGACTCTACTTCCTTGTCGGTTTTAGACATCAAGGATTGGAGATCTTTATGGAGAGCGATAAGCTTTTCACTTATCTGACCGTCTTGGTTACCATCTGGTCCAAAGAACTCTTCTCTGATCTCTGACACCCAGCCCCACCTGGTGATGTCTAGGCATTCAGCCACAGCTTGGTCGGTGTCTTTACCTTTGTATCTTTGGTTTTCAGTGTCGTAGACGTCTTGTAGTAAGCCAATGATAGAAAGCTTCTGCTCTCTGGTAGGTTTTACAAGGTCAGTGGTTTCTGCAGCTTTCGGGGTAGCTTTTCTTTTAGTCGGCATGTGGTTTCTCCCAATAATAAAAAAGGGGCGACCTAAGCCGCCCCCTTGCTCTCCTTTGTTTTGGCTTCACTAAGCCAGTCATCAGGTATGACCTTGTTGGCATACCTAAAGCCATGCTTCTCGCAGTAGTCTGCGTAGGTGGTCTTGGACCCTTTGTAGAGCTTTGCATTCTGATTGCTGAACACGAACCTGATGTCTAAGTCAGGCTGTTGCTTTTGAATCAGAAGGTGCTTGGCTCTATCCATGACCGTCCAACGCCCCTTGGTTTCGACATAGAAAAAGCCGCCGGGTTTTGGCAGCTTAAAGTCGGGGGTGTACTTGGATTGTCTGGCGGGGATCACATAGAGGATCTTCTCGGTCTCATAGAGTAGCTCGATGCCAGCTTCTTTGATTTGCTGGGCGACCTTGTCTTCAAGACCAGAGCGGAACCCATACTTAAGACCAACCTGTTTAGAAGTCGTAGTTATCTTCTTCAGCGTCTTTGGTCTCAAAGCTTTGAGCTCCTGTTACTGTGTTGGCTACATAGCCGCCCTCGACAGCATCGAAGCCACCCCCGTCACCACCGCCGCTAGACACTGGGTCGATCACTTGAACGGCACCAAGGCGCAGGCTGATGCCCTTCTTGCCAGCTGAGGTGTAACCATCAGCAATGCCAGAGACACGAAGGGTAGACCCACCGAACATCGATGGTACTTGGTCGCGGGGGATGGGGTTACCTTTGGCATCAAAGTACTTAGGTTCGTACTTGGATTGGAACTTGAAGACGATCTCGCCGGTCTCTGGATCTTGATCCATAGGCATCATTACCTTGTCCTTAGCGCCAAAGCTTTCGCTTTTGACGTTCTCTAGGATTTCCTTGAGGGACCCGGCGTTCTCTGGGGATATCTTGAGTTGCACCTTGTATTTACCCTCAGCATCAAAGGCTGTGTCTGGGCGCCCTGGTTGCAGCCACGGGTATTGTGCTGTTCCAGCTGGGCTCGTAAATCTAGTCTTGCTCATCTTTTTTAGTCTCCTGATTGGTTTGGTTTGATTTAGCCCCAGGCAAAGTTACCTTCGCCTCTTTGGCTTGCTTAAGAAGCCAGTCGGGGATGTCCTGTCCTTTGTTTTGGAACAGGCTACACAACCCCAAGATTTTCTCTCTTGGGTGCATTTCGACGATCCTTTTCTGTTACTTCTTCGATAGGGGTCTCTTAGTGTCAGACGTAAAAAAGGCCCCACTTGGGGGCCTCTTTGGTTAACTTAGGTTTGTTGGTATTTACTAATTTCCGTGAACTGGCTCTCTAATCACTGTGACCAAACGATGTAATATCTTCCAGTCAACACACTGGCACCAGTCTTCTCTCATGAGTTCTAACTGTGACATGGCTTCTTCAGCTGACTTTGGTGGGTCGAAAAGTTCTGTCTGTGACTCCATGAACTCTTCCCAGTAATATATCCCTTCACCTTGGTATACCTGACCAAAGATGACGTACTCTTCATATGTCCTCAGTTTAGGTTCCATGTCTTCTCTCCTAACTAATTTAGATGGGCATTGGGATTAACTAAGTCATTCTTTGGTTTGAGGGTCACGGTGACTGTGTGATGCTCTATCTTCCAATCTAGATACTCTGAATCATCTTTCATGCTTTCATAAGCAGCAACGCATTCATCATGAGAGTCCAATTCTTCCGAAACTTCTTCCCAGTAGAAAACGCCCTCACCTACATACCACTGACCGTACAAGACATAATAATGACGGGCTTCATGTGCTTTTTCCATAATGACCCCCCTAAGAAAAACAGTATTCGCTGTCGCGGATAGCACTGATGTCTAGGTCACCTTTAGCTGGCACCGGGGGTAGCTCCATGTCTGGGTCAGACAATCGATCCCGGCATTCCTTCTCAAAGTTCGCAAAGACGCACTGGTCCTCATACATGTTCACAAAAGCATCACGGATGCAGTGGTAGAACTTCCATGTCTTATCGATAGACGTCCCAAAGCTGTCATGGATCATAAAGAAGTCTTCCACACCATTCTCTAGGCCTTCACAGATAGACAAGTGCATGTGGGCGGCATCTAGGCTGTGGATGGCATTAGGGCTAACCCCATTCCTAGATTTTCTTGTGTCAAACACAGAACCAAAGCTGCTCACGTTGACCCTAGTCTCTTTCCGCAGCTTGGCCTCTCGATCCCACAAGAAGATCCTGACACGCTTAACGTCAGCCCTAGTGTAGCGCTGGACAACAGGAAAGCCTGAGGGTGACGTCCAGCGTACCGACTTGCTTTCCCTAGCTAGGGCATCCGCATATGCTTGGTAGAACTCCATGCCAGACGCCACTGACTTGATGACTGTCTGCACCGCCTGGTAGTTAACCTTAGCCAAGAACCTAGCATAAGACTCTTGTTCTCTACGGCTCACCCCAAACGGATGCTTACTAAGCTCACCATAGCTCACAGCCTTCTGTAGTGGCTGCATGAGGTCCTCTATCAGTTGATCACCAAAGCCTCTCTCAGCTGAACTGTAGCCATAGGTCATGACGTTACGTTTGACCGTAGATCGACCGACCCCAACAGACAGCCAGACCTTAGCCTCTTCAGAGTCATCTAGCTTAAGTAGCCTGTTAACTTCATCAGCAACCACCTGGTAGACGTCTTGGCATTCGTCTGATGGTGTTAGGTTGACCATAGCTCCGTCTTCGTGACGCAAGGCAGCTGCATAGTGTTGCACCCCAGAGTTAGTTCCATCCAAGCTTATCGGAAGGTGACAGACGTAATCCTCAATGCCTTGGTCTTGAAGCTTCTTGTACTCCACGCAGGCAGCTAAGAACTGGAAGGGCTTGTCAGCCTTAGACCAGATGTCAAAGGAAGCCTTGAAGTCTCCAGCCACACTTAAGATCATAGGCTCGTTGTCCAAGCACCATTGGATCCTGTCTTCTAAGGACTTCTTAGAGATCTTATCAAAGTCACCTACGTTGGCTAAGTGAATGGACAACCAACCAGCATCACTCTCCTCGATCTTCTTGCCTCTAGCAAACATGAAGAGCGACTTGATGTGATCGTTCCTGTGGTAATTAAAACTAGAGACAGGATACATTCGGCCCCTAAAGTCTAAAGACCAACCAATGTAGAATTCCTCAAACTTAGACATCTCCCTAGCATCATGTAGATCACAGGCTATCACCTGAACATTGGCCTTAGCCTCAATCCTTTTGACATGCCAAGCCTTCTGGTCTTTCCTGATTTGCTGGATGTATTCCTCAGACAAACCAGAGGTGTCCTCAGGTAACCTAGGTAACTCTGGTGGCTCCATCTCTGGAAACTTACCAAAGCGCTTCCCTTCTTCAGACACCCATTCCAATGCAGCTAAGGTAGTAGGGTTTACCTTGAGAGGGGTGGCTTGGAGTGCATTCAAAGCTTGTAGATACTTAGGTTGACCATACTTCAGACTGTTGTCTATAGCCCTGCGCTGTTCCCCGGTAGACTTACGCACTAGGGGCACCAGAGAAGACAAGACGTCATCAAGGTAGACACCAGTGTCAAAGTCTTCCCAGGGTGTCGGGGGAACCACCATTGGCCCAAACATAGGTGTGGCCCAAGCCTCTCTTTCAGTCATCGACAGGAGATGCTCGCTGGCTTCATCGGTCAACTCAAGTGACCTCAGCGTCTTAAGGTTTACTGTTGTCTCAACAAGGTTGAAGACACCAGAATACTCTAGGATGGCGCTTAGGATTGGAGCAGCAACTGCTACTCGCTTTCTCATAGACCACTTGCTGACACTATAGCCTTCCTTGTCTGCAATGATACGCATGGCTTTGAAGCGATAGCGTTCACTTGAGTGAGCCTTAGTGACTTGGGTAGACAAACGCTTAAAGAGATCCTTGTCATGTGTCTGCAGGCCTTCAGCCCACTTCTCATGCTCGACCCTAGAACCAATGTTGCTCAGGGCACCAGTGAGTAGGTTCGTATGTAAGACAGCGTCAAAGCAACAGTTGAGACCAATGTATGCTAAGACGTCAGGATCTTGGTTCTCTAACTCCTCGTACCAAACTGATTTCTTACCACAACCACTAGAGAACCTCTGTAAGTCTTCTTGAAGTGCTAATGTTATTGCGTCTGATACTTTCGGGAGTGCCTCTACGATGATCCGATGTGGGACCTCTTGTTGGCTTGGTTTTTGTTTCTCTTGTCTTCCCTGGTATCTCTCGAAACCCTTAGATTTCATTTGCTGCTCGATGCGAGTCTGATGCTCGCTTAGGGTATTAAGTGTATTCACTCCACGCCCCCCTCAAATGACCACTCAGTCTTGGGTGGAGCCTGGTGTGGATCACTCCAACTACTTGCGCTGCGACCGTGGCAGCTACCGTCCAAGTTAGGCTGTTTCATCTTTAGTACTCCCGTGTTTTTCTCTTTTAGGGGTCTCTTAGTCAAACCCTTGATATCATTAGTTTATTTTAGAGGCCAAATAGGCCCCTAAGATAGCATCTGGTGTGCTATTTCTTGCAGCGTCTCTGGTTTTTCGTGGACGTACTTAGCGGTCGTTTGACCACTACGGTGACCTAAGATCCTTCCGATCAGCACCGTGTTTACTTGTAGGTCATTAGCCATGTAGGTGGCGGCTGTGTGACGTAGGGTGTGAAAGACAAAGCTACTGTCGTTTGGTGCAATCTGTCTACGTGCTTCAGCCCACGAATTGTAAAACTTACGGTGCGAGTGATGCTTTTTTGGGCAGAAGTCTAACTCCTGTAAAGCTGCGTAGACACTTTTGGGGCACGGGACCATTCTATCGTCCCCGTTCTTAGTATCACTCAGGGATATCCAAGTGCCAGCCGAATCGGTGACAACCATTTCTGGGGTTATGCTGAGGATCTCACCAAGTCTCATTCCTGTGCCGACACCGATGGCAACCAAGTGCTTCATCCACCAGTGCTGGTGCCCATCAAAGAACGCCTTAAGTAAATCAAGCTCACCAGCATCCATCCAGCGCACTCGGCCACCCTTGATCTTAGCGAAGGTAATCTTGGGTGCCTTCTCGACAATCTCTAGATCCAAGGCTTGCTTATAGACGCGGCTGATAGCTGCCTTGTAGTGGTTGATGGTGTTCTCGCAAAGACCCTGCTCTTGTAGGTGACCCACGTAGTCGTGGATGTCCACTGCAGTGATCTTGTCTAAGGGCTTCTTCCCGATACCTTGGAAGGCACTGAACCGCGCCAGTTTGGCTTTGGTTTCTGCTAGGTGTTTCCCAGACCACATCCGGGTGGCCTCTTTGTTTACGAAGTCAATAAAAGTAATCATCTGTAAGTCTCCCAACTACTGACGTTATGACGCTATGACGTTGTGGGTGTCCCAAGCGGCATCTCTAATGGCCTGATCTATAGACTCATCGCGGCTAAGGTTAATCTGGTAGC